CTCGTGCAGCGATTTCGTGAGATTCGCCAGTTGGTCCGGCTTCAGCGACCCCCGCCGCACGAAATAGGGGATCTTCGGCGTCATCCCGACCAGTTCCGCCTGACACGTTCGGTAGTAGCAGTAGAGCATGTAGGGGTCGCGGGCGAGTCGCGTCATGCTCAGCATCTGCCGCTTGGGGCCTGACCCCTCATCGACGTAAATCACCATGCCGAAGCACGATACAAACGGAATGTACTTGCCGGCCCATGCCTGCCGCTTCGGCGTGCCGGGTTTCTTCAGGATCTCGACGCCATTGGTCAGATACATGCAGACCGAGGGCACCGACTCTTCGCGCCGGTTGACGACTTTCACGCCCGCCGGCATGTCGCGCAGTTCGTCGGTGTAGAAGCCGCGGGTACTCCCGTCGGGCATCTGCATCTGCACCAGTTCCTTCGTGACCGGCTCAACCTTCCAATACTCCGCGAGCATGATCCGCTCAGGCTTGATCCACGCCGGCGCCTGACTAATCACCTCGGGCGTGAAGTTAGTCACTTCAGCCTCCGGAAACTCGCGCTTAAATTCCTTAATGCTGCGCTCCTGCAGGTAGAACAGATACCGTTGGTCACTGGACGAGGGACGCAACGCATCGGGATCGCCGAGCACGAGGTCAGGATTCTCAATGGATTCGATCCAGAGGTCCTGCACGAACCCCTTCGGCATCCACTTGCTCGAGAAGCGCAGCCAGCCATAGCTCTGATGCACGGCATTCTGGAAGGCCGTCGTATAGGCAATCTGCGCCTGCGAGCGATACTCAATCTCCCGCATCTTGCCCTGGTAGAACTCGGAGGTCTTCGCGCTCGCCCCGTTCCCGGTCGGGTCAAACTTCGGGGCCCTGGGATTCGCCCGCACGTCGTTGATCAGTTGATTGAAATACTGGTGGAGCTCGTCCAGCGACAGGCAGACGCGGCCCGCATCCTCACGGGCCTTGCGGTCCTTCGGATCCCACGGGTCCCCGCCCACAAACTGCATGTCCCGCTTCGCCGCTTTGCGAATCGGCTCCCACTGATCATTCGCGTAGGTGTAGCGGTCGCGAATCTCCTCGAGCAGGGCATCGTCGCCCTTCTTGTCGCGCCGTGGGGAGGGACTGCCGGGAGACTCAGCCATCAGGATTCCATGACCCGTAGGCGTTCGGGCAGGAGCTTCTCAAGGAAGCGCCGCTCCGCATCCGTCACATTCGATTGCGCCACGAAGGTATCGAAGTCTGTGCGCGTCTTGAAATGATCCGCAAAGAGCGCGAGACGAGCCGTCAACACACCGCGACCGCTCTTGTAGGCTTCGCGTGACCGTGGATTCGCTCGCGCCTCACGCCCCATTACTTCGCTTTGTGCAGGAACTTGCCCAGATTGCGATGCGGGTGCTGTTGCGCCCGCCAGTCGTAGGCATATGATTCGTGATTCGGGTCTGCCGCAGGCTTGGCGGCTCGCGCCTTCTTGACGTGCTCCGGCTTGCCCTTCTCTGAACCTACGGCGAAATCGTGCATCTGCTCATGGGTCATGGATGACCGGATTTTCTCAGCCATCGGGAAGGTCGCGCCGTGTTCAGCGGCTTGCATCAGGCGTTGCTGCGCTCGAGACTTGGCGGGCATGGCTACTCCGGGGAGATGTGAATGGACTTGAGAAAGGCCATATCGCGCTTCGTAGTCAGCGGGAGACAGAAGGCCCGGGTCAGGTCATCCTCGGAGAACTGGGGCCAGCGTTCCCGCAACTGCGCAAGCGCCGTGCGATAGATGGCCTCGCGTTCGTCAGGACTCATGGCCGCTAATCTCCACCGTGCCCACGCCTTCGACCGTGTCCCGCGAGAAATGGACGTGCTCCTCGAGCCGCGCATACCGGCGCTCAAGAGCCGCAATCCGTTCCGTGAGCAATGCCACCACCGCAGACAGATCGTCGCGCTCTTCAACCTGCAGCTTCGCCGGTCCGCGCCACGTATCCGTGGTCTTCAGGGCTGCGTAGGGGTCCACTGGCACGGCAGTATACACCTGTTCTAGGTCCAACTGACGCGGGGCCGATAAGGCGCTGGCGCAGGCATGGCGACCCGCACCGGCTGCGCGAACGTCAGGGCCAAGGCGTCCCCGTCGTCCGGACTATCGACCCCGCGTTTTTTCATGTTCTCTTTGGACTCGAGCAGGACGCGATCCTGCTTGTCATGGGTATAGCCGGGCCCCGTCAGGTCCATCTCGAGCGCCGACGTGCTGTCAATGGCGCCACGCGGCAGCCAGTCGCGCAGCTTCGACCACATATAGGCCCGCATGTTGGCGAGCTTCGGGTCAGGGCTCTCCCCACCGAACTGCACGTCAATCACGTTGTCATAGCCGAGTTGCCGCAGCCGGTCGGCAATCGGACCGCCGATACTGCCGCCGGTCGCATCCACGAAGAGCTTCGCCACCCGCTGGCCGGAGTAGTCACGGGTCAGCACGTCAGCGGCCAGCGTGACCATCTTCATCGAGTCTCGGGCTTGGGCCCCGGGCACTCGGATCGGAGGGATACTGCGGGCGTCTGGCCCCCTGCGGAACCGTATGACGCACTCGTCAGACCCGCCACGAGCCAAGTCAAGGCCAGCGATGAGCGGTTCATCTGGCAAAGCGAGCACTTGCCGGGACTGGGCAGCGGAGACGGTCTGTGTGTCGATGAACTGGAGGTCAGAAGCCGCTGGCGGCAGCCCGAGCACACGAACCCTAAAGAAATCAGATCCTTCGCCATAGTCCTGCGCCCATTCCGCAATCTGCGTCTTGTTGGTAAAGCGGCTCTCCCGGCTATCCACGACCGTCACCACATACCGTGAGCGCTGCACCCCGAAACAGGCCGCATGGAAGGCGCCCGTGGTCCTCGTGGGGTTGCCAAACAGGAACTGCATCGGTTCCCCGTCGGTCAGGCCACCTTCGCTGACCTCGTGGATCTTGTCGGGCACCGCGGAGTCCTCGTCGTTGATGTAAAAGGACGTGCTATCCGCGGCATGTTGACCGGCAAAGGCTTCGCTGTTCTCTTCCCGGCAGGACTGCGGGGCGCAGAACCACGACTTCGGATACTGCCGGTGATACATCCGGTTCGCCACCACCGCAAACCACGGCGCCGTGATACACAGGCCCGTCCAATGCTGGACCGTGGCCCAGGTCTTGGTCTCAAGCTGGGTAAAGGTGTTCGCGGTAATGGTGCCCTTGCAGTAGGGCCGGGTAGACATGATCCAATCCACCAGCCACGCCACCATGACCGACTTGCCAATGCCGTGGCCGCTCGAGACCGCCCGGCGGATAGGCTGCACAGGCGTCACGCCGTCGAAGGCGCGCGTTCTGACCTCTTTGCCCAAGTCTTCGAGAAAGGCCCGCTGCCACGTATCCGGGCCGTCATGTTGGCTGAGGGGCCCAGGTTCGCCCCACGGGTAGGCTTCTAGCACAAAGCGCAGAGGGTCTTCGGCGCAGTCTCTCGCCCACTCGGCTAAGGCTAGTTCGTCGGTGGGACTAAGCCGTGAGGCGTCGAGCATGGCGCTGCTTCAAGACATCGACGATGTTGATGGTGATGTTCAGTTCCTGGGGTTGCTCAAAGGCTTTACCATCGGTGCGGTCGAGCACATCCTTGCTCGCCCCGAGCTGTACCGATGGGAACTCGTCCCGCGCTAAGAGCTTCGCTAAGGTCTGAATCGCCAAGGGTTGCAAGGCCATCAGGCGCTCTTTGGCAGAGGCTTGGACCTGCGGAGCCGCCCCACCGTGCATGTAGCAGACAGCACCGCCAGGGATGGGCCGACGCTTGCACCGATTCCCAGATCGACTATGCGCCGTGCAGGGCGTAAATGGGGCATCTATGGGGTTTGTGCCGTCCATAGGGTCTGTATGCACCTTCACGGGTCCGCGGGGGGCGTGCTTAGACACCTGCGTCCGCCATCTGCTTGACGAGTATATCTAAACTTCTGCGGAGCAGGGCGTGCTCCTGCTGGAGACGGGAGACGTCGGCCCTTCCAGCACGTAATTGCTCAATGAAATGACCGATAGCTGCCGCAACTGGCGTATCTAACAATTCCTGATGCTTGAGCGCACGCAGCAACGTATCCGCTTCATCTTGCGGACTGAGGCGTGTAGGGGTGTCGTCAGGGGCGACGGGCGGCGGTGCCCAAACCATGTGTCCAGAGAGGTCAAAGCGCCAGCGTGTCACGCAGGTATCGCACCACCGTCGGCCTTGATAGCCCGCATCGTGAGTGGCCGCTTTCCCGCAGTTGTAGCAGCGCGGGGTGTCGTCAGGGGGGCGGGACTCAGACATCAGCTACCTCAATAGTAATAGATTGGCTCATGGCTGCTCCTTGGGGCCGTCGGCCGCGATGCCCGCACGCTCACACATGGAACAAGGCTTCCGATAATCTGGATGTATACGGCAAAGCGGGCCGTCGAATATTGTGGCGTCGGCAGAGAGTCCAGCCAATACAGCTAAAAGCCAGTGTTCGTGTTGTGGGCGATTACACCGAACACAATTGATAGTTGCGCCAGATCCGCGACGAAAGGCATTCCCGTGCGTGCTAGGCGTAAACGTGGCACACGTCGCACGCCCAAAGACATAAGCTCTGGCATTACGGATAGCTTGTGCGTTCATCCCCGGAACATCGCGACTCATTCCTTACTCCTTGGGGGCGGGGCCGTCGGCCTGCGCGAGGGCGGCTAACAGTTTGTCAGCCAAGCAGCAATAGCCACAGCGACGATCCACAACATCAATAACCGAGTTGTCGCCAATCGACTCCTGCTCGAATCTCTGACAGCCATCCAGCGAGTGCTCCTGCCGGTAATCTTTCAACAGATCCTCCAGCGCGGGCAGCGCCACGAAGGCGCGGGCATCGGCTTCCCGAAGGAATCTAGCCCCGATGAGCCTGCCCTGCTCGTCTTTGATGTGCCAGTAGCCGTCGCTCGCCTCGTAAGCCGTATTCATCCCTTCACCCTCAGAATCTCAGCGCGTTCCACGTCAGGCCGCAAAGGAAACACCCAGCGATCCTTGACGCTCTGCGCCTTCCCTGCACCCCACGACCCATTCCCGCTCGGCGGGGGCTTCAATCGGTGCCACGTCGGCGCCCACGTCCAGTTGCATGCCTTATAAAGTGCTCCGGTATGCCCCACGCTCGGATCGGAGTAACTGACGAGCGTCGTCACATCTGGGAACCGCACTAGGATGATCTTCCTGACCCGTCCCCATTGCGTCGATCCACCGTTCCGCTGACCAAGGAGGCACCAACGCACCAGCTCGAGCCAGCGCGTCTGAGGCAACCGCCGAGACGTGGGATTCGCCCAGACCATTACGCCGAACTCATCCTGATACGTCCACTTGCCGCGAGTCGAACGCCCAAGATAATGCTCACTCTCCAATAGAGCCGAAGGCGGCAGCACGTCCAGCGGAAGCGCTTTTTGCCTCATGGTTCCACGGTGAGCGGGGCGGGTGTCCTCGGCATCAGTCCTCCGCAACCAAACCGCCGCGATCCGTCTTCACATGCGCCGGCACGGCTTCGGCTTCAGCCCGTTGCATTAATTGTTGATACCCGATGCCCAACGCCTGCAGTAACCGCTGCATAATCTCTAGTTCAGCCGGCCCTGACGTGCTCAAGCGCAGCAGATACTCCAGATCCGACGCGAGCACCACCACAACAGGCGCCCCATCCGCACCCCGCACGCCTTGCCCACAGAACAGGCACCGCTCCATCTGCACGCCGTCCCGGTAGGTCTCAGCCATGCTTGACTCCAAAGAGGCTTAATGCCTCATCGACGCTCGAGACCACCGGAAACCACGCCCGCCGCCGTAAAGCCCCCTGCAAGGCCGTCAGCTTGCCCCTGGGACGCTTCACTTCGACCGGGAGCCATACACCCGCCCTGTGACAGAGCAGGTCAGGCCAGCCTTCCAGGTTGCAGATCAGCACCTCGCAGCCGATGGCCCGCAACGCCGCCACAATGGCGGCTTGATTCAGATCCTTCTTGCCCGCTTTTCTCATCGGCCAAACCTTGACGGCTTCTTCGTCTTCGCAGTCGCTTGGGAGAAATCCTCGTCGCTCTTTGGCTTCGTCCGGAACCGAGCGCCGGCACTACACCAGCACGGTTGTCCGTATTCGTGCGGAAGATGCCGCTTCGACCGGCCACAGGTCGCATCGCCTTGGCACTCACGCATCTCAAGGCCGGTATCGCCGCACTTGTCGCAGAGATACTTCCACTCCCGCGTGACCGGCCACGATTCCCTGACCACCTTCTCAAGATAGGCGTCACATTCCGCCTTCGTCGCCCCTTGCGCCCGCTGGACATCCACAAGACGCAACGCTTCCTTGATGGTGTCGGCTAACGCGCCGTCTGTCGGCTTTCCCATTTAGCAAGCTCTCCGTCGGCCCAAGAGGCAAGGGCAAGAAACTGAGGAATAGTCCGACTACCTTCGTCGGCAAACTTATGATCGGTCGTCAGAAAGCAAATCGCCAGTTTGTCTAGCCGTTCGTCTGGCCATGTCTGACAGAGCGTCACCGCCGCCGCGTAATCCCGAGCCGGCCGCACGGTATACCGCGCCCCTTGACGATACTTCGGATAAAACGCCTGATAGCGTTCGATGAAGCGTCCGGCGCGTTCCGTCGTCGCCTCGTCCGTGAAGCCATCAGAGAGAGACGGGCGCGGAGCGCCGCTCTTTCTCTCTCTTGCTTTTGGATCTGGTGCTGGTGCTGTATGTGCTGACTCTGCTGATTTGTCTTTGACATTGCTGACATTGCTGACAGCCGCACGACGCGCCCGAGTCTCACGCTGTTTGACGCGGTTGTATTCCTTCCGCTCTTCCCGGCTCATCGTCTCCCGATACTTTCCGTGATTCAGGAGCAGCCAGCCGCCATCCACTTCCTTGATCCGTCGGCCCCCGTTGGTCTTCGTGCGGGAATAGGTATCGGGACTTGAGAGATTCTTCAGCGCGTCTTCACACTCTGGTAAGGTCACATGGGCAAAATCAGCCAAACCAGGGATTGAGGCTTCAACCACCCCTTCCCGATTCGACATCGCCAGCATCGTGATCCAGACAAGCCGCGTCTTATCGTCGGCCCGCCAGATGGTGGACGCGAGAATCGAGCTAAAGAGCTTCGTGTAACCGGCCATAGATGGCATGGAGTATCGTGTTATGAGTGCTGACTGTCAATAGAAATCGTGACGGTCAATTGACTAAATTAGGTGCCGGTAGTCTCCACGCGACCGGCGGCACGTCCAAGCGCCCTAGGACTCTCCTCCCGTAGCGCGGAGCTTCACCGTTTCTTTGCACGCTTCCCTTGATGCAGGAGGTCTAAGGCCACAGTCTTCATCCGGTTCATGTGCACGCGCTCAGGAAGTGAGCCATTCAAGTCCTCAGACCAGCGAG